TTTTGTGCGGTTTTTTTTGGCTTAACTTAGCTAAAAAATAGCCTTTTCGCACAAAAACAGTGTTTTTTTTTATTTCTTTATACACTTTATATATATAATAAGAAGAGAAGAAGAGAGGAAGCATATATAGTTTTTGTGTTTTTTTGGTGTTTTTGTGCGAAATGGTCATTTTGTGGCTAAACTTAGCGGAAAAAAACCGCACAAAAACCGCACAAAAACCGCACAAAACTTTTTTTTTTGTGCGGTCTGGTGTTTTTACCTTGTTGGATCATTTTGTTGGTTTAGTGGTTTTTTGTGGCGTCGTACAATTTGCATTTGTGCGCCTTGCGTGGTAAAATACCCTATATGGTAAAAACTAAGAAAAAAAATACTAAGATCGTGGCGGTTGATAATGATAGTGTATCGATCAATAAACAATACGGAAGAAATTTGAAATATGATAATTTGGCGGATCTTAAAACCGGTATAAAAAAGTATGTTGATGATCGAAATGCAAAGGAAAAAACTCTAACTATGAGTAGCTTAGCGGTTGCATTGGGTTTATCACGAAATACATTGGTAGAATATTCAAAAAAAGATGCTTTTCATGACGCTATAAAAGAAGCTAAAATTTTAGTTGAAGCATCTCAGGAAGATCATTTGTTAAACGGAAAAAATCAAGTCGGCTCTATTTTCAGTCTGAAGAATAATTTTGCATGGCGGGACGACAAGGAGGTTAAAATAACAGTCCAAAATATAGCAAGCATAACGCAAGGCGTGCAGAGTGAGGCGATCGACGGCGAAATCGTAGACCTCGACCTGTTAGAATAGGCTCAACCTAGCCAAATACTATATGCTATGCGTGTAATAACCATTATACGAATAGCGTTAGATATTGTGCGACACCACACGCGCACGCGTACGCGGTTTATATGGTATACATGTATAAACACCGCCGGCAAATTGTAGGCGCTTAGAAGCTAAATACCGGAAACAACCACGCGCGGGATCGATCAAGCCGGCGCGCAAGTTGTTGGAAATAATCGAGATCGAAAAAACAAAAAAACGAAACGGCGGGGGAGTGGGCAACACCACCCGCAAAACTATATATATCACCCCACCTCCCAACCGTAACCCCTAAAAGGGTTTTTCCATACCCCCACCAAATGGGTATATCAATCTAACATGCCCAAAAAACTCAATAATTTGGGCATATCACAAAACCAAAAATATATAAATTTTTATAAAAGAGTTTATGGCCAAGCAACTAACAGAAGAACAAAAAAAGAATTTATTAAATAAAGGGTGGAGAATCCAGAAGCTTTATAAAATCACAACGAAAGACGCTAAGACTATCACCTTCCGCCCGAACAAAGCCCAAAAGCATTTTTTTCTAAATAGAACAAAAAGGAATATTATCCTTAAGAGTAGACAGTTAGGGTTCACCACATTCGCTTGTATGGACATGTTTGACGACGCAATGTGGAACACTAATTTTAATAGTCTTTTGATCGCCCAAGACCAAGACACCATGCACCAGATTTTTGATAAGGTAAAATTCGCGTGGTTACACTTCCCTTACAAACCCTTATATGATTTGGACACTGATAGGTCTAATCAGTTGACGGTAGGGTTTAAGGACGGGAAGAACGGAGAATCCCTCAGTTTTTCGAGCCTCATAGTTAAACAATCAGGTAGAGCCGGAACCTTCAATCACGTCCATGTGAGTGAGTTTGGGAAGATTTGTGCCAAGTACCCGGAAAAGGTAAAAGAGTTGCTCTCAGGTACGTTTAAGGCCGTTCCTATTGATGGAAAACTGACTATAGAGTCTACAGCAGAGGGTGAGAACAATAAATTTCATGATATGTTTTGGGATGCATGGGATCGACCAGAAGACCAAATCGCAAGGCCCACAGACTTCAAAGCGTTTTTCTATAACTGGCAATGGGACTTAGCGGAAATAGCTAAGGTTACAGAAGTGGACGCCCAGATTCCTCCGGAGTTTATAACCTATCAGGAAAAGCACAACACCCTCTGCCAAAAAACAAAGGAACAGAGTCCAACAAACGAATTGCCTTATTATATGAAGGAGATTACTGACCTTGAACTGACATATTATTTTTACAAATGGTTGGATTCTAAAGATTGGAACATCCACATGCAGGAATATCCTACTACACCGGAGGAGGCGTTTGTTTTTAGTGGAACAAAGTTTTTTGACATGACAAAGCTCGAAGGCCTACAGAATCAGATAAAAGAGCCTCAAGTCGTAAACAATTGGCACTATTTTTACCCATATGAGCCCGGACATGCGTATGCAATGGCGGCAGACCCGAGTGAGGGTGTTGGAAAAGACAGTTGTGCGGCAGTTATTATGGATTTCACGCCAATCAGGCCTAGGGTTGTGGCAACTTTCCAGAATAACTTGATCGGGCCAGATGTATTTGCACATGAGCTAACAAGTGCCGCAAGGCAATACAACTTCCCACTCCTCGCGGTTGAAAGGAATAATCACGGGCATGCAACTATTACTAAACTGAAAGGAGTATACCCAGAACACGCACTTTATAAAGAGGAAAGAGAAGAGTATGAAGAGACAAAGGAGACAGAGAAGATTGGGTGGCATACAAACTTATCCACAAAGCCAAAAATGTTTTATGACCTGAGAACTGCGGTGAACGAGGAGCAGTTAAGCATTCCAAGCAAAGCACTTCAGATGGAAATGAGGACTTATGATTCACATAACCTCAACCAAACAAAAGCAAAGGAAGACCAAACAAGGCATTGGGATTTGCTTACCGCGTTGGCTATTTGTTTTCAAATGCGTTCAAGGTTACACCAGAGCACTCAGAGGATTATTGTTACAAATTCAAGGTCAAAAACACATAATAATTTGCACACCGCTATATAAAAGTGTATAATATAGATATGAGTATTAAAAAACTCAAAAAAGGAGCACCTCGTTCACCCGTGAGGTTGACAAAAGAGCAAAAAAACTTTATAACCTTATGGGTGGACGAAGCAAAAACTGCAATGCACTTGCAGGATTCTGTGATAACTATTAGATACAAGAAGAAGTCAGATGACGAGGATTGTTTTGCTGATATGTACACCTTGCACCACTATGTGTCAGGGGAGTTAACTGTTTATGAAAAGGATTTTGCTGAGCTCTGGGACCAGTTTGAAGGAGACGGATGTAAACAAATTATTTTTCACGAAGTAGCACATGTTCTTATTAGTCCGTTGGCGGATATTAATGAGTATAGGTTCTTATCACGTGATCACCATGATACAGCAAAAGAGAATCTAACCGAAAAGATTTCACATATCATCTTAGACTTAATTTAATAAATATGGCAAAAAAGGTAAAAACCTATTCAGTAGGTGACCAGACAAGAGAAGAGTGGGAGAGTCACAAAGCGAAGATAATGTCCCCACAAGAGTTACAGAGTTATAATTTTTATATAGAGAGATTTGAAAGAGCTAAAGAGCAAAGAGAATCAACCTCTAAATACTTCGATGAATTAAATTTTACTGACGATTACTCTAGTAATGAAAACGCAAAGAACACATACCTCCGCGAAAAGCTCAATGATTCAGAAGTGAGAATCTCAACAGGTGTAACCGAAAAGAAAATTGAGGTTACTATCAATGAGTTGTTAGCCTTAAACCTTCAGCACGAAATAATGTCGTTTGATAAAAGCGATAATCTTATGCTTGAACTTGGTCAGGATATGACTGATATGGTGAGTAGAACTAATAAGATTGAGGAAGATGAGGATGTTATTGAGGAGGCCATCATAGAGATATGTACACAAAGAGCATTGTTTATGAAGGAAGTGGTTGAGACTAGGAAGAGTAGAAACAATACTGAAACACAAAGAGTTATTAAAAAGGAAATGGTATCAGGCCTCAAGGTGTTCTTGGGGGATATTACTATCCCAGCTCATAAATTCAATGAACAACCTTTTAGATTTGAGTATGATAGAATGCACTGGCGCACAGCAGAGCAACTTTATGGTAGACATAAGAAATGGAAGAATGTTGTTGCAGGGTTAAACGATAATTTTTCTGCGCGAACAGGGGGCTACGCCTGGAGATTTGGCTTGTTAGAACATCAGGAGGTAGAGATTTTGACTTATATATCAGTTGCTGATAACGAAAGACAAGTGTTTGTTAATGGTGTGATGATGTACGAACCGGGAACTAGCGAGACTGATTTACCTTGGAAACACTCAGGAGACCAAATGACAATGACAGTTCTAAAATCAATGTCTCCGGACTTCGCTTATGGGAAACCTCTGACAGCCTCAGCTAAAACTTTACAGGGTTTGAGTAATGAGTCAATCCGCCTCATGATAAGAAAATTCCAACAATCACTTGAACCACCTTTGGCAGTTAGTGGATTAAAGACATTTAGCCGAGACATCTGGGACCCGGGTTCAATGGCGAATGGCCTCAACAAGAAAGACTTTGCGAGCCTTATTGACCACAATGGTGTGAATAACTCAGAGTTCGCTATGATGGATTTCATAGAAAGAAAGACTCAAGAGTTTATTGGTGGAGGAGACTTACAGCAAGGCCTTGGGGATAAAGAGAGAACTACTGCTACAGGAGACTTACTGAGACAGAAAAACGCTACTAAGCAATTAGGTCAAGCTGTGTTGGCGGTAAGTCGCATGAAGAGGAACATGACTAAGATTAGAGTATTTTCTATCCTAGAGGAACATCTAAATCCTAAAGGAAAGAAAATTGATCCGGTGTCTAAAGAAGTGGTTGAGACATTTACTGGGTTTACCATCAAAGGTGTACAACTAGACAATGGTAGAGCTGGGACAAAAAGAATACAATTTTCAAATAAAGACCTGACAGCAGAAGACAAACAAGCGGTTTTCGAGAAAGAAGAGCAATTAGCGAAGAGAGGTTTGAACTTCAGGTATAGGAATATAAACGTGAAAACATTAAGGAATATGTGGTTGAACTGGTTTGTGGTAATACATCCTAAACAAAAAGAAGGCTCAGCACTAGACAAGGTGTTGTTCCAAGACCAATTACAACAAGGTGCTGCTATTGCAGAGTTAACACAATCTCCATTGAATCCAAAGGTAGTACAGGAAGATTTCATGAGAAAGTGGAAAGCACCAGACTGGTTCCAAACAAAAGCCCCAGAGCAGTTGGCAGGGCCAACACAAGAAGAAGGCGAAGAGCAAGGGGACGTCAAAGCGAAATCACAAGATATACTAAATAAGCTGAGTTCACTAGGTGGAACAGCAGGAGGCGGAGGCGGAGGCTCAAGCCAGATGAGTAACGGAATAAAAGGCAAT